GTTTATTATGAAATCATGTTATTTAATTTAAGGAGATGTATATGAGTGCCAAAAATGATTTTAAAGCTTTTGCTATTAGTGATAAAGCTAATGTGCCCAGTCAACAAGAGTATGAAGCATATGCAAGGTTGCCTGTTGGGTTTGAAGACGGACAGTATATTCCTAATCACATGTTAAATAAGGCATTACGTCAAGCATCAACTATATCATCTGCTATAGCTGATTTTATTGTGACAGAATCTGGCACTGATGTTTTGGATGATGGCAATGTAACTAAAATCTCCGCACAATTCAAAAGCGTATTAGACAAAAAAATTGCCAAGTGTTGTAATCTTAATGTGAATACGGCTAATAAGGTTGTGAACGGTTGGTGGAAATGCGGTGATACTGGAATAATTATTCAATGGGGCCAGGCAAATGGCTGTGGGGCGATAAATGATTACAGATACTTCCCGATTCCATTCCCTAATGCTTGTTTCCAGATCGTTGCAACATATTCTGAGTTTGAAAATTCTGGCACTGGAGTTGCTGCTTTACCTATTTCTGCAAGCCAATTTATTGTAACATGTAGAAATGGTGCATCTCAGTTAGCAGGTAATTTTGTAAGATATTTGGCGATAGGATATTAATTATGTATTTTTATAGTGCAAAGACAAATTCATTCTATCCTATAGAATTGGAACAGAATTATATTGCTTCTGGTTCATTGCCCGATGATATTATTGAAGTTGGTCTTGATATTTATCAAGAATACGCTGCGAATAATGTACCGGAAGGAAAATATCGTATAGCAGGTCAAAATGGTTTACCGGAATGGGCTGATATTCCTCCACCAACAAGAGAAGAGTTGCAGCAGTATATTGAAAGTAAAAAACAACAATTTATTGTAGAGGCTAGCCAGCAAATAGCACCATTACAAGATGCTGTTGATTTAGGGATTGCGACTCAAGAAGAGGAGGCGGCTCTGTTGGTATGGAAGAAGTATAGAGTAATGCTGAATAGAATTGATATTTCACAGGCTCCTGATATTGAATGGCCGGAGCAACCAAAATAATGACAGTGGCCTGAATAAACAGGCCATTCTTATAATGGTTTTGTTAACATGGGTTAACAAATTTGACTTGAAATCAGCATATAATATTGTTGTAAGATAATTGCTTATAACGTGATTTAATTATTAAATATGTCCTAAGTAAATCTCTACGTTTTGGTTTTTAACAGAATATTGATATATGTTTACAGTGGAAAAATAAATGATTTTTATTTTCAGTTGTTATCCTAAGCCGACATTCCGCACCGCATTCGTAATTTGTTGTTTTAATTAAGAATTAATAAATGAATAAATTTTATACAAACGATTTTAAATCAGTACATTACAGATATAGCTGCGGAATGACAGCTAAGACCACCTCTTGGCGAGGTGGTCTTTTACTCAGTCCATTTTGTTGGTGTTATAATTAAAATACTTTAATGTTATGTTCGTAACTTAAAAAAAGAATTGAAGGTGAAATTTAAAGAAATGAAAAATATTAATTTATGAAATTGAATATAATGAGTTTTGGAATGTTTTGATTATAATTCGGCGGCTATTGATTGTTGCCAATTATATAAAAATAGTTAATCTTTTTAGTTATAAAAACATTTCATTGTTGTTTTTATGAATAGTCTATTATTGATGTGAATTATGAGAAATCATCTTTAGTGATAGTTCAATATGTTTATGATGAAATCATGTTATTTAATTTAAGGAAATGTATATGAGTGCCAAAAATGATTTTAAAGCTTTTGCTATTGTTAGCAATGCTAATGTTCCCAGTCAACCATTCTATGAAGCATCTACGGATTTGCTGAAAGGGTTTCCAGACAAGCAGGTTATTGATAATTACATATTAAATAAGGCATTACGTCAAGCATCAACTATATCATCTGTTGTAGCCGATTTTATTGCGACAGAATCTAACAGTGATGTTTTGGATGATGGTAATGTAGCGAAACTTACTACGCAATTAAATAAAGCATTAGAACAAAAAATCAAAGTAGAATCTGATAATCGATTTATTCGGTTAAATACGAATACAAAAACATCTGGTTGTATTTTATCTAAGACAGCAAATGTATTTGACGATCAATCTCTGCGGGATTTGTCATTGTCAGGTTTCTTGCGTCCAAATGGTTGGGCGGACTTAGGTGGTTTGGCAATTCATGTAGCTCACCCTAGTGCGGGGATTCAGCACTCAAGAGGAATTTCGTTTGAATATGGTAGTACATCTGGAGGTCAGGAGGGGTTTGGAATACATACGTATGCATTTGACAAAGATGGTAAGTTTAAAGGTAAAAAAAGAATTTTAACGGAAGATGATCGTAATAAAGCGATATTATCAGTAAATGGATGGTGGAGATGTGGTGATACTGGAATGATTTATCAATGGGGTAATGTACCTATTGGTGATAATCAGGGAAAAATTGTGAACTTGCCTATTTTATTTCCAAATGAGCTCTTATCGCTTCATGTAACGGCTATTTCATCAGCACCAAATAACAATACTGATGTAACTTCTGCTTATGGAAAGCCATTAAATAAGTCTCAGATACATATTTCTGTTTCATCAAATTACAATAATAATGGTATAAGTGGTGTTTATTTTTTTGTTATTGGTTATTAAGGAGAAGAAAGAATGTATTATTATAGTGCCAAAACAAACGGATTTTATCCAATAGAATTGGAACAGAATTATATTGCTTCTGGTTCATTGCCAGATGATGTTATTGAGGTTAGTCTTGATATTTATCAAGAATACGCCGCGAATAATGCACCGGAAGGAAAATATCGTATAGCAGGTCAAAATGGTTTACCGGAATGGGCCGATATTCCACCACCAACAAAAGAAGAATTGCAGCAGTATGTTGAAAGTAAAAAACAACAATTTATTGTAGAGTCTAGCCAGCAAATAGCACCATTACAAGATGCTGTTGATTTAGGGATTGCGACTCAAGAAGAGGAGGCGGCTCTGTTGGTATGGAAGAAGTATAGAGTAATGCTGAACAGAATTGATATTTCACAGGCTCCTGATATTGAATGGCCGGAGCAACCAAAATAATGACAGTGGCCTGAATAAACAGGCCATTCTTATAATGGTTTTGTTAACATGGGTTAACAAATTTGACTTGAAATCAGCATATATTTGATGTTTTAAATCAATCTACTATTAAAGTCTGAGTTCTGTATTTAACAGAACTCGGATTTTTTAATATCAATATCAAATTAGCGATGTTTGAAGAGCTCATCCGATTCCGCCGTGAGGGGATAAATAGATGTGCTCAGATTATTCACAGTCGTGTAGGATCGAGCGGAACACTCCCTGATAACTTCGAGGAAATCAAGAGTTGAAAACATAATTAGTCTCCAGAGGAGATAATTGTAAGTTAGAAAAAATTCAGGTTGTGATTTTATCTTTAATGTATTTAAAATAATGCTGAAAAATCACCAATAGGAGTAGTGTATGAAAACACTAATAGGTTTTTTGGCATTAGTACTGTGCAGTGTGTCATTCCTATCATTTGGCGCGAGCTTTGATTGCGCAAAAGCCACCAGTAAGGCTGAAAAGTTGATTTGCTCGACCCCTGCATTATCCCAAGCTGACGACAACCTATATATAAATTACCTTCAGGCCAAATTGGCTACAGGCAACAATGCAGACTTTAAGGCGCTGGTAAAACAGAATTGGGAACTTCGCGAGAAATGCGTGGTAGTTGAATGCCTTCAAGATTGGTATAAACGGTCATCTGAAATGTACAAAAAAATTGCTGCGATTAAAACAACAGAGAACTGCTATAAAGAAAGACAAAAAATTACGCTTGATGGCACCTTATTAAGGATCACCTATCCCGGCCCGCCAAATTACGAAAGCGTGGAAAACGGGGATAGCCCTGAGACTTATTGGGTGTTGCAACCGGATAAGACAATAAAATGCGCTAAAGGTGCACCAGAATGGGGGGATCGTAGTCTGATGCAACTGGTGGTTCAGGATGAATTTTATACAGTATATCGAAGCCTTATCGGACACCGCGTGAAAGTAACCGGAACCATTATGTACGCGGTTACTGGACATCACCACACACCGATAATGCTTGAAACTCAACGAATTGAAGCGGCTAAATAGTTTGGAAGTAACAACGAGGTGTTTTGCTGAACAATATTATTTAATAAAGCCCGCATGTGACTTTTATTCAGTCTCTTTTTTTGCCTTACCATGTGGGCCATTATTAATAATAGTAAGCAGACACACTGTTATCTAAAACGTGGAGCTATCATCGATTGGGTAAAAAGAATTGAGTTGGTTATCAAGATAAACTTTAACAAGGTTTACTCGAACATAAAATCATAGCTGTTGCTAAAGATGATGATTCAGAGCGTGTTGTGAGCAAGTTTTTTTGACTGAAAATATCAAAATTCTTGAGTAGCGAGGTGGCCATATGAATGCATTAGCTAAAATTAAAGCTGAAAGTAATTTCACTATATTCAAATTCGGATCTCATGAAATCCGCGTTATCAATAAAGATGGTGAGCCGTGGTTTGTTGCTCACGATGTTTGCTCTGCTCTAGAAATTCAAAATATCACGCAAGCTATTGAAAGATTGGATGATGATGAGCGGTCTATGTTTAATATAGGGCATCAGGATGATATTAATGTTGTCAGCGAATCCGGAATGTATACCTTAGTACTTCGTTGTCGTGATGCAATTAAGCAAGGCTCTATTCCTCACCGTTTCCGTAAGTGGGTCACAAATGAAGTTTTGCCATCAATTAGGAAAGTAGGGAATTATCACTCTCCTAAAATCATAACTGATGAACACACTCTATTACGTGATGCTGTAAATATGCTTGTTGGTAAACGTGGGATGATGTGTTCAGAAGCATACAGTTTCATCCATCAACGTTTTAATATATCTCATATTGATCAACTGCCAATGGATAAAATCACTGAAGCTATCGAGTATGTTCATAAGCTTGTGCCCGAAGATGAATCTATTGGTAAAGCCGAGTTACCAGCACTCGAAATTAAACAATATAAACAACAATTCACTGATGATGAGCTGTGTAGTCTTTGCTGGTTATGGCGAGATGCTGTCGAGATGATTAGTTCAATATCTGATGTTTATCCCATTCTGAGAGCTGCGGAACATAGGCTTGAAGGTAAATATTATTCAATGTCACATGAATATCCACGAAACATGAACATAGTCCGGCGATTACTGGAAAGAGAAACGGCGCATATTGAGTGCGCATCGTTTACCGGTAGTGACTGGCGAGTATTAAACAGCTTAAGATTTGGAAATCTACCGTTCTAACCCTAAGCCAGGGATGGATTACATTCCGAACTTGCTTAGTCAATATTAAACGTATTACACTCATTTCTATACGGTCTGTATAGATCTAGTTACCCGATACAGAGGAGAAGAGAAATGAGATTACGTTGCATGGCTTATCGTCAAGATGGGATGTATGTAGCTGCCTGTTTGGATCTTTCTTTGGCTGCACAGGGTGACAATATAGATGAAGCAGTAAATAAACTCGAAGCCCAGATTGAAGATTACCTCAGTGAGGTGAAATCAGAACCTCAGTACGAAAAACAGATGTTAAGCCGAAAAGCACCGCTATCTATGTGGTTTAAATATTGGCGAATTGCCTTTCGAATTTTCATGAACAGAAAAGACAGTGGCCTAGCTAAAGTTTTTAATGAACAGTGTGAACCCGCTTGATGTAGGGTGGTGTTATGTTTTTTAAGAAATTAACGCCGTTGAAATACGCCGAAGTCATTAAAGGGCTTACTGCTCTTGGTTTTGAGATGAAACCTAAAAGGGGGACTTCTCATGAGCAATGGGTCAAGAAAACTGAGGGCGGGAAATGGCTAGTCACTGTCGATAAACACCATGCGCCGTTTTCCAGAGACTTGATAAAATCAATGGCGAAACAAGCTGGTATCAGTACCAAAGAGTTTCATTCATTATGCAAGGGCATGGTTAGCGCTGAACAAGTGCACGCTGAAAACTCATCAGAATAA